TGTGACAGATGTTGGAGTAGACATTGCTACTGCATCTGGGTCTGTATCTTCTGTTAATGCTGTTGTTGCAGCAGCCAAGTCAACGTAGCGTTGTAGAACAACTGTTGAACCTGGGATTGATTGATTTGTTGGGCGCTTGTCAGCAACTGAGCGAATGAGTGGCTCTGAACGGAGTGCGAACTCCAAGAGACGGTCATAAGCCTTCTGTACTAAACCAGCACCACCAGCGGTTCCGCCGAGAGACGACGAACCTGTTGATACGTATGCGTTAGCCATTTAGGTTATTTCCTTTTTAGTAGTTAGAAACTATGATTGATTATTGTGAGCGAAGGATAGAAAGAATCTCTTCTGCAGAATCTGCACTATTGAGTCTCTGTTCTAAGTTCTCTGCTCTGTCAGGTGTTGTTGCACCTTGCGCGATAGAGTCTTGCTGACGTAATGCAGCACGGTCCATATCACTTACTGCAGGTGCCTCCTGATTCACAGTTAATCCGAATAAGTCTCCATTATCTTCAAGCCAGTTATTCACTGACTCTTCGGTAACTTCGTCTAAGTCTTTCAGGATTAAGCGTTGTGCTTTAGGATTTACACCTTTCTTGTCTAGGACTTCTTTGACGGTACGCTCACGCTGCGACTTGGTTAAACCCTCAAGTTGCTCAGTGAGTTCTTTGATACGTTTCTCATCATTACGTTTGGCTTTTCGTAACTTCTTTACGAGGTCACTGCCATCCATCTGTGTTTCAGATACATCAGTATCTAGGTCGTCTTCGTCTTCATCCCAGTAGTTGTTGCTCATAGCAACCATCCACCCTTCTCTATTAGTTAGTTCGCAAGCCTCAGATTCATTCGGGGAAATGGTCTGGCTCTTACTACCAGTCTGTTACTCTGACGGGGCTGGTCGGTCCGTTCAGGATTCTATTTAGTTAGAAAGCGCCTCGTGATTGTGAGGCTAGACTTCCTTTTGTAGTTCCAGCACTGCCACCAAAGCGTGCCTTCTCTTGTTCTGTTAATGATGTACGTGCACGTTTTGCAGATGCAAGTCCTTGGAATGCTTCTTGTTCAGCCTGAAGTTGGTTGTAATCTTCTCCAGTTGAAATACTTGATAGGAACTCTCCACGTGGAGTAACTTCTGCTACCTGTTGGAAACCTGCACGTGCTTGTTCTTTAGTTACACCAAGAGTTGCTAGTGCTTCTTCTCCCATTTTAATGTTAATACCAGTTAATTTACCAGCAGCATCTACAGTCTTTAGACCTTGCGCTAATGCTGCTCCGCCAATTTCAGCAATTTGAACCTTACGCTGTAGTGCTGGTAGTCCTTCTGCTGGGTCAAGAACTGCACCAACAATGTCAGTCTGGTTAAGCATTGGGTAATAGAGAGCAAGTGCTGCTTTAGTATCAGCATCAGCATTCTTTACACGGTTAACTGCAAGACCCACTCTGTCTGCAACCTCAGTAGCAGATATATCGTTAGTAATGAAAGCATTCATCTTGTCTCTAGTTGCAAGACCTGCAACACCGTATGACTGCAATACCTGTGAGTAAGAACGCTCTGCAGCAAGGTATTCTGCTGGACTTAATACTGACTTACCTGCAGCAAGACGTGCTTTGTTTGCTGGAAATCTTGTTTGGAATGCAACTGATAGAGGGTCTGTGCCCTTTGGGTCCTGCATAATCAACTGAATAGTATCTGATGAGTACCCCTTGACAACGGCATCCGTAATCGCTGCACTCAAATCACCAATTCCGTAAGATGAAAGCAAGGCTGATATAGCAGCAATAGAGTCAACTTGACGCTTCTTTTCATTTGCTGCAGCAACGGCATCTGCTGCTGCTTTATCTGTTGCTGCTCTAGCATCAATCATTGCCTGTACTTGCTCAGGTGTCATCCCGCCAGTATCAGTTCCACCACCTGTATCGGTTCCTCCACCAGTAGTTTTATCACCAGTAGTTTTTTTGCCAGGAAGAACGAATACTTGTCCTGGTCTAATAAGGTTTACGTTGGTAATGTTGTTTGCTTTAGCAATAGCAGCAACAGTTGTTTTTGCCTTTGCAGCAATAGCACTAAGTGTGTCACCCTTTTGTACTGTAGCAGTACCGTTCTTAATGACAGCCATTATCCAACCAATCCAAATGTCTTAGCAATATCACGAGCAACATTGCTTAGAGAGTCTTGAGCATTCTTGGTAAAACGCCACTTAGGGTCTTTACGTAAAGATATTTCATATTCATAAAGATTCATTAAACCCTTTGGGTCTTTTGCTACATTCTGTAAACTTGTTAAGTCAATAGAGTCAGCATCTTCTTCTAGTATGTTTGCACGAGAATTAAGGTATGGCGTCAGTAGTTGCTTAACTGTATACCCAGCATCAATCTGAGCACTTAACGCTGGAAAATATGTCTTAGCAGATAGGTTAACTAGATTAATGTTTTGCTCTAGTTTCTTAGGATTCAAACTTGACTCTAAGGCTGCGTTTAATAAAGACTTTTGGTTAATTGGCAAGCCATTATTTGCATAAGCGTTTCTAAGGGTTGTCAGTGTTGTACCGAATTTACCCTTATTAAGTGATGCTAGAGCCTTAGCGTCTCCTGCTTCGGCGGCAGCAATTACACTTGTTGCATAACTCTTAAGGTATTTATCAAGAATGTTTTGACGCTCTTGAGGCGATACGCCCTGGTAGACAACATTTGTACCAGACTTACCTACTATTGGCTTATTGCTACGTCCACGTTGTAATGATTGAAGTTCTGCCGTGAATTGGGTAATTAAATTCTTAGGAGTCTTAACACCAAATGTTACTTCAAATGCTTCAGTAAATTCTGCTGTAGTTTCACCAACAGTAGATACTGATGAATAAGGAACTGCATCTGGACCAAAAACAAGTGGAGCATTGTTAGGGTCTTCTCCACCTTCTGGCTTATCTGCTTCTGTAGATTGGACACTTTCAGGGTCTTGCCCTTTAGGTGGTTTTTCATTAGGCATTTTTGTGTCTGGATACCAGGCAACTTTTCCGTCGCCGTTCTTATCTTGGTAACTACCTGCCACTTTATTCTCCAATCAATGGTTCAATAACCGAATAATAGAACGTTGTTGCATTATCACTTTTTTGTGCTATGGTAAGCAAAACATCCTTTGTGTCGGACTTGAGATTCTTTTTGAACTCATTTGCTCTATCTGAAGAACCTTGTACTCTGTTAAGTATTGAGTTCATTTTTTCGTATTCTGAAATCAAAGCCCCAAACTGGTTAGCCAGTTCTTTATCAGGTGCTGTTCCTTCTCTCAGAATAAGTTTCATATCATTAACATACTCAATCCGCTGGGCATTACTTTCAGCAGTTGGCGATACCTGCACTCTGAGCAGTGGATATGCTGTAAACAATCCATTCTTTCTGGTTTCAAATTGTGCTCTCCAATAGCGTTTTTCAGATGCGCTTTGAGAAGCATTAATTTTTTCAGTCATATCATCGTTAAGTTTGTAGTAGGCAATTCTTGCCTCTGTAGTTGCAACCTCACGAATAAAGTTCTTCTTACTGTTTTCCGCTTTAGGATTAAGCGGTTGATTTAATATGTATCCCTCTTTCTTCAAGTAGGAATAAGCATTTAAATCAGTTTGACCTGATACTGGTATAAAGAATGAACCAGCCTCAGAGTGTTTTGTAAGAAAATCTTCGTTCTTGTATACAAACTTTTCTGCTTCAATTGTTTTTCTGAAGTTAGCAAGTGTGCCACTCTTGGTGGCAAAGTTAGTATATGCTAATTTTGATGGATACAGTTTAGCAAACATAACTAACGCTTTAGATAAAGCGTCTTTGTCGCCTTCATACTTCTTCATCATCTTTTGGAACTCTGAATCCCAAGTAAAGACTCCAGAATTTATGAGTTCTTTAGGAACATCTATATTTCCAAATGTTTGAATAGAAGCAATTGTACCTTGACCCATTACAAGTTTAACTAAGTCTACGTTTTCTGCTTGTGTTGCGACATTTTGGAAAAAGGGTTCAAGGTCAGATGACTTTGTTGGACCATTTCCAGTAGACACTAATAACTTAATAGCCTTTACAGCCGAAGAAAAGCGTGATGCTGTGCCCTCTGTAGACCCACCAAAAGCGTTGTATACTCTCTTAACGTTTGCTGGTGCAGCCTTTTCCCAGGCTGGAATGTCTGTTGAGTATGCACCAGTAATAAGTTGCTCAAAGTTTATTCCACCTCTTTTGCCAGTTATGTATTCTCCAATGTATGGAAGATTACTAAAGGCATCTAAAGATAAAGAAATAAATGGGTTAGAAAGTCCTGGTTGCCAAGATTCAGGGTCAAGAGATGGGGTAAGCATCTTTACATACCCACCAAAATTAACTGGTGACGGAGTATAATGAGTTACTCCGATTGCAGAAAAGGCGTTAACAATAACTCCATAAAATATATCATCACCTGGATAGGTGAAATACATTTGACCTTTATCATCTTCGTGAATAAAACCACTATCTTCAAATGTCTGATTAAGAATTGCAAGACGAACTAGGGCACGCTTTTCATACTTACCAAGTCTTGCAAGACGACGGTAGAAATCTTCTGTTGCTCTGTAGTATCGTCCCATTGTGCGGAGACTAAAAGCAAGGTTTGTTCTAACATCACCATTATCAACAAAAGATAAGGTTCTATTGCGAGCCAGACCCATCGCTGTCTCGTGTATAGCAAATCTAGCAACCGAATCAGCACCTTCTTCAGTCATACCATTATCCATTAAGGATTTTTTGGTAGACGCTTGTGTGCCTTTTAGTTCTTTACGGAACATAAAATAGTTTGCAAGAGTAATTGGTTCACGGTCAAGTAGGGAAATTTGCTTTCCCATCCAGCCGTAACCTGAATTTATAACTCTGTAGATTATTTCTCCTGCATTTTTTCCAGTAATTGGAACAAGTTCTTTTCCGCTAACAGATTCTGGACGGGCTAGACGTGAATCTAACTTTGTTAAATCGTCAAGTGAAAACGTTTCCATACCACCCTTAGCACGGATAGCATTTACTAGGTCCATATTTATCTGACCAGCAGAGTTTCTCAAAGCAAGCGTAGCATCAAGGTAGATGTGTCCAGCAAGTGCTTCTGCGCCTTGCTCTCCATAGATAGCATAGCGTTTAGCAATCTCATTGCCAGGACCTTCAATGTAGTCAACAAGTTTTTTGATAACAACTTCTTGCTTTTTGTCAACATTCCAAAGAACAATATTTCCAAATTGTCCATTACGCTTGCCAACAGTATTATTTAATTCCAATAACCAGTAAAATACAAATCTATCATTGTTACTTGCAATAGTTCCAATTTGGTCAGTAAATCCTAAACCCTTTAAGGATTCTTGATTTTGAATATTAAGTCTTACTGATGGACCAAAATCACGTAGTGTGTTAGAAATTGTATCAGCGTCGCTGATTGGACGTTCTGCACGGATAACGGAACCATTAATGTCATCCATTACGCTTTTTCCGTTAAACTCTGCAAAATCTCCAGCCCATTCAGAGACTTCTTTTCCAGTTTTGGTTTGCAAAAATCCTGGCTTAAATCTATTTTTAATCATTGCTGTAGCAACTGCTCGTCCACGAAGTACTGGGTCGGTATCCATAGCAAGGATTTCATCTTTAGTGTAATGCTTGTTTGTAATCTTATATAAAGTATCGTAAATAAATCCAAGATTTCTGTCTGTTTTTTCATTACCAAAAACAGTTATCTTTGTTCTTTCCATCTCGGTAGCACGAATTTCACGAGATGCTTCACGACCCTTTAGATACCAAGCGAAGCCTTCGGCTCCACCCATTACTCCATACATTCCAACTTCTTCAACGCTAGAACGTAATCCAAGTCTAGGGTAAAGGTTTAAAAATGACCAGCCGTCAGCAATGGCTTTGCTAGAATGATTATTCGTTGCACGACCAAAAAAGTTTGTAAGAACTCCAGCACGCTGTGCTGTCTCTCTCCATTTTGAAAAATCTGGAAGAGAGCGAGTATCGCTTAGTTGATACTGGCGAATTGCTCTAGGTGTTCCATCAAGAGTTTGTCCAGCATTGAACTCTTCCGTTAGTAAGGAATCAATCCCATCAATATCGTCTAATATTGTTGCTTCATCGGCAATGTCATCTGCCGTTCTGCCAATATTGCTATCACCAATAAGTTCTTTTAATTGTTTTTTACTCTTTAATTCACGACCAAGTTTTGCACCAGTTACTTTAATTTCATCATTAATTAAATTAGCACGTACCTTGTCGCCAAGAGATAAGGCTTCAGCCCTGTCAGCCTTAAGAGCCTTTAATGTTTGTATGTATTCTGAAACTTTGCCATTAATGGTAATTAATAATTTTTGTGCTTTACCTTGACCAGTAGTTTTAGAAATAGCATCTAGTACTTCTTTACGCACACCTGATGGATTTGAAACTCCTGGAGTTCTGCGTGCCAATTTAAGAACATCGGCAAGGTCTCCTAGGTCAAGTGCAGTCTGGCTAACTGAGTAAAGTTCAGTAGACATTTCATCAATGCTGGAAAGTAATAAACGACCTTCGTTTGATAGGTCTAATCCCATACCAATTCCGACTGTTTTCAATAAACCTTTGTAGGCAAGTAAACGTTGACCTTCATCTGCACCAAGCCAAGCAGTACGGAAATTGCTAGCATCAGTTTTACTCAGAACAGTTCTTGCTATTCTGTATATCTGTGTTGCGCTAGAGCCATCTGAAATACTAATGGTTCTTCTGGCAACTGGTGCAATTTCAAATTGACGCACAACTCTATCAATTCTTGCATACATTGACCTGTCTTTTGGAGTGAATAAGACTCCAGACTTCTCAACACCAACTTTACTAGCCCAGACATCTGGGGAGTCAGAAAATTGTGCAATAAAATCTTTTTCAGAAGCAGCAGGTTTGAAAGTATTTAATCTATCTGTTCCAAGTGTTCTGTTAATTGTATCTTTAATATCATTAGATACATTACGAGCAAAAGTATTTCTTGGAATAAGTTGTGAACGACCAGCAATACCTGCTTCTCCAGCCATTATGCGAACGAAACGCTCTCCGCTTCCAAAGAAATTAAGAGCATCTTCGGCATTGCGAACATCTGCTTTTGCTAAGTCCTCAATAACATTTATGTTAATTTCTTTATAGCGATTTTGGAGTCTAGTAAGTGCTCTGGACTTTTCCTCAAAGTTTCCATTACGATAACGCTCAATTAATTTTCCAGCATCATCCCAATATCCACGAACTGCTGGACGAGTAAATGCTTTTTCAATTGAAATGCTACCTTCACCGACTTTAAAGAATCCATACTTTGCTACCTGCAATGTACGTGAAACCTTGCCAGCAATAATCAGTGGGTCAAGTCCAAATGTAACACCAGCGTCAACTGGTGCTGATAGGTAAGTAAAAAGCGCCTTAGCATTACCGTCGCCAAGAACTGCCTTTTCGTACTCATACGGTAATAAAGAAACTAAACTACGTGCCCAGTCTCTTCCAGCACTGATTTTAGATTTTTCAAATCTTGCTACAGCGTATGCTACTTCTTTGGTTGCTGCTTCGTCTCCGCTAATGAAACCATCAATAAGTTGCAACACAGCAGGGTTGTCTTGAAATTCTTCAAAATTTTCTACAAGGTCTCTTTTGGAAGCAAGAAAACGACCAAGATAAGATGCTGCAGGAGTCAACTCAGAATTAAATTCTAGTACGGCACTCTCATCAAATACAGATGATGGGTCAGATGCTTTTTCCCAGTATCTCATAAAATTGCTAGAGTTGTCCTGAATTTTTGCATCGCCTTGACCTGGGTTAAATAACTCACCAGCGCCAACACCAAAGAATTTACCAAAAGAAGTTGTAAAGTCTTCGCCTTCTTCTGCAGCCAAACGTGCTGCAGCATATGGCTGCTTAACTAATTTATTTTGAGAGCGTATTAAGGCGCTTGCTGCTGTAGATACTTTTGACTCTAAACCTAATCCCTCATTTATTGCACTACCAATTTCGCTTGCAGCAGCAGCAATAGGAGCAGTTCCAACTTTTAAAACTGCTTCTGGCAAGGAAGCGCCAGTTTGATTTTGAAAGTTTACACTAACACCAGGAACACCAGTTGGAACTAAACCACCAAAACTTTTTAGATAATCCTTTGCACCTTCGGCGCCATAGTATGCTCTTGATTTAATACCCTGTAAAATGTTTCCAAAAAAACCTTTATCCTGTTGAACATACTCAGGAGAAAACATACTAGCCAAAGCAGCCTGAAGTTGAGGGTCCATTTTCTGGTACTTTTTATAAGCATTATTTTGTGGTAGAGAAGTTAGTTCTTTGTGAATTTTTGTCAATTCAACAAGTGAGGCAATTTTACTTATCTCTTGTTTAGGGAGACCTTTAGATGCTGCAGCCGTTGCAAGCCCTGGAGAAGTTTCGGCAATCTTTATTAAGTCGCTTTTCTTCTCAGCCATTAAAGACCTCTTATTGCAACAAAATCATAAAGTTCTTGTATTTCCCCAGTTGGGTCTATATCAATCATTGAAGCAAGAATTTCTGAAAGAGAACGTTCAGCAGGTAGGTTAAGTGCTTCACTTCCTGGTCCTGCACCAAAATCCATACCTGCGGTAATTGGTTCGTCAGGGCGCTCTGTAGGTGCAGTTAAAGGTGTGACTGCTGGCATTGCTGCAGCAAGTGGATTAGTCGCTGGTGCAGATGCTGATTGGTTTGGTCCAGCCATAGGAGCACTCATTTGTTGAGTCATTGTTGCTTGTCCCTCGCCATATGGCATACCTGAAATGTAGCGTGCAGGTTGTGTTCCAGATTGTCCTGCTCCACCTGTTGCAGAAACATTTGCTGGATTATTCTGTGGTGCTGTTGGGCGAAAGCCCCCACGATTCTCAGCCATTGTTCCTCCTACTTAATATGTTTAGGTTGTGTTTTTGAATAATAAGGTTTTGCTGTAAAGGCTGTAATCTTACTTGCAATTTCCATTGCTTCGTAAGCATCAGCGCCAGCGTGTAATGCACCAAGTGCATATGCTGCACCTGAACCCGCTGCGTAGACTCCGCTTTCAGTTTTAGATACTGAGCACTCTTGGTCTATATCAAATATTTCACCGCCTACGGCGATAATAAACTGAAACCGCATTTCTTTATTGTCTTCATCAAAGTTGTAACCATTCTCTGATAAGCATTTTCTTAGAGAAGGCATAGCCTTTGCAATCATAAAGTGATACAAGTCTTTGTAATCAGCCTTAGTAGGTGCTGGTGGTTCCCATATGTGTTGTGCTACATCGCAAGGTAGAACCTCGCCTGAACCAGCAACTAAAAACGCACCACGTTCTGCAATCTTCTTGACATCAGGATGGCTGTAGATACGACCATTATCATCTGTAGTCTGGCTATCAGCAACAATTACTGCGCTGTCTTTATATTCAAGCCCTATAATTGTTGTCATTGTCCCCTACTTTGTTAGCCTCTTGTTACGACTCTTCCACCTGCTTTACCTGATGCGGTAAGGCTTGAAAGAATTGTTTGAATGTCTGGTGCTTGTTCTGGTGCTGGTAATGCTGCGCCCTCTGGAGAAGGAGCGCCTCCTGCTGGAGGTGCGGTGGGAGCAGGGGACGGTTGCTCAACCATAGTTGCATCCCCAGCAGGAGGAACTTGCTGCTGTGGCGCAAAAGTCGTTTCAATAGCATCTTCTAGTGAGACACCCTTTTGACGAGCCTTGATTACCGCAGCAATCTTGTTAACCATATCTGATGGGTCTTGTCCCTGTGTCGCCATCGCAGGAATAGCCTGAGCCATTGCTGTAATGCCACCAAGTAATGCTTGGCGCATATTCTCAATTTCAATCTTCTCAAGTTCTTGTGTGACATTTACTGTGAATGGTAATTCACGCATTGCCATATCCTTAGAGATTAATCCTCCGCCAAGTGCTTGTAGCATAAAGATAAGACCTTGGGCTGGGTTAAGTCCTGCAAGCATTCCGTAACGAACATCGGCTGAATAATCACCCTTGATGTCTTTAGTTGGCTTGTAAGTAATTTCGTAAGGTGAACCAGAGTCAACACCACGAATGGTCTTTTCTTCTGGATAGATTGATTCATCAACTTCAAAACAAATACTAATAACATCACGAAGTGCTGCAGCAAAGATTGCTTGTGCTGATTTGACTTGAGTGTCAAAGGCACCCATAAGAGCCTGTACGCCTTGTCCAGTGACGATTGAGGCATCAATGTTTCCTGTACGTCCTTCAGGATAACGTGTGCCTACTCTTAATTCTTGATTTAGTTGTGACTGTTCTTGGAATGCACCCTGTGGTAGAGATAGTTCTACACGGCGTACACCTGCTGGGTTGGCTGTACGGATAACCGCATCGCCACCTAGTTGTAGTTCCTGAACATCTTGTGGAAGAACAATAGGAGCCTGTACAGATTTCTCTGCAGCCTCCATTGCTAGCAACGCAAAGCGGTTGCGAAGAAGTTGGATACCTAGAACATCGTCAAACTGTCCACGTAGTTCACCATCAATAGATGGCTTACGTGCGACAACTACCATCATCTTACCAAGAGGATTCTTAGCAATAGATAGAATTAAGTTGTCTTTTGTTGGTAGATAAATGATTGACTGGTCTTTGTCGTAATAGCGAATCAATTCAATCTGAGCGTTCAAGTCCTGCTTGAAGCCTTGGGCACCAAACAGTTCTCGCTCATACTCAGGAAATTGTGAAACCAATTCACCAAGGGTCATCATATATCTTTTAGCAAATGCCACACAGCGTCCATAGCGGTCAAACTCTGGGTAAGCCCCAATAGGATTTTCTATGCGAATACGCGGCATCTTTGTTTCTTCGTCTAATTCAATAATGAAAGGGACGAAACCGTATGTAATGTACCAGTCTGCA